TTCGCCGTGTTCTGCTTGGACGCCTGGCTCAGCACCTTCAGGAGCGACTTGTGACCTTCAACCGACGCACTGGTCGCATCACGGAGGCCGCTCAGGATCGTTGGCTCGATCTCGCCCGACCAGAGGTCGGTCGCATACTGCGCGATCCCTCCACGCATGGTGATGTACTGCGCACGCCTCGTCGCCACACCGACCGAAGCACCAGGTAGACCCTCGATGATGCTGGTCGCGGTCGGGACGGAATCCAGGATGATGCTCTTCAGCTCAGCATCGGTGGCGCTGATCGCCTTGAGCAGGTCAGACTGCGACTTCTTGGCAATGGCCTGTTGCCACGGCTGAATGAAGAGCTTAGGCATTCAGCGCCGTCACCTCGCCATTGAGTCTGCTGGCGACGGCGTCGGCCTGAACCGCTGCGAAGTTCTGCGTCTCCTGAAGGATCTCGCCGACCAGAGCCGTCTCATCCGTGAAGTCCCATCCGACCTTCATGAGCATCCGACGCGCTTCGGTGCCCGAGATCAGAGGCGGCACCGCCGTGTACATGGCCATGACCTGGTTGAAGACCTCGGTCTTGTTCTTTGGCATCGGATCGCCATAGCGGATGTCCCACCGAATGTCTTGGAAGTTCGTACCCTCGTACGCATCGAACCAGTTTCGCAGCCCGAAGAGCAGCTGGTCCATGACGCCGGAGATCGTGAGCTCCTTCTCGCCCATTCGGTTCAAGAGCGGAGCCATACGGATCGACAGAGCCACGCCGGACTCTGCGACCGCAACATCGGCAGTGCCTCGCGTGACGTCATTCGTCCCTGTGACGTCGTCGATCTGGCTGTGCAGGTAGCCGAGGTGGTCCTGCATCGGCGACACCGTAGTGAGGCCGGTGACGCGCTCGAATTTGTGGTCCTTAGGCACCTCAATCACGCGAGCAGGCGCCACCGTCCATGGCAGCGTGTTGCCCTCCTCGTCAACAGGTGCTCCGGCATCCGAGACGTAGACGCCAAGTCCTTCCAGAGCCAGAGCAAGGTCCTCATCGGTGACCGACTGGTTGATGCCAGCCATCATCCGCTCGATTCCCTGCATCTCGCTGTATCCCCAGAGACCTTCCGCGCTGCCGTTCGGGATGTGATAGACAGGCAGAGCATCGATCGGCGCCGGCAGCTGCTCAACCGGACGGAGCGACTGAAGGACTTCTAGATCCATGTCCACACCAGGCTGTCCCCAGGCAGTCGGCTTGCAGATCATCTCCTCGACAGTGATCGTGGAAGGACCAGACGTGCCCGATTCCTTGCGATACACGGTCTTGCGGATCGCCGGATCCTTGTCGAACATCGTGACCTCAGCGAGATGAACCGCGATCACCATGCTCGGATCGCCGTCGACTGTCTCGGGGAAGTACGTGGCCGGATTCAGGGGCAGCATCGAGACCCGAGCGCCCTGCTGAAGCGCCGGATCGGCGATCAGGTGCCACAGCCAGTCGCCACGGATGAGGCCGCGTCGCTTGTTCATCGAGAACCGGCTGTACACATCCTCACGAGCCGTGAAATCGTTCATCCACAGCGTGGCATCCTGCTGCTGTGTGGCGTCACCAAATGTCGGATCGGTGAAGATCGCCATCTGCGGTGCGCAGAAGCGCTGCGCGGTCTCGACGACCTTGCGTCCGCTCGGAACGAAGATCGGCTCACCCTCTTGCCCACGGATGGAGATCTTGAAGCCAGCGTTCGGATTGACCAGGTAGATGCCGTCGTACGCATCGTATGCCCCGACTCGGTAGAAGTCGTCGCCCTTGACCCACTTCGGGGCTGTCATCTGGTCAATGTACTTGCTGATCGTAGACCAGTGCGCAGGAACAAGGACGTCGCTCGCCATGGATCCTCCCTATGTAGAAACGCGGACGCGTGACATCCGCGCACGCGCTCGCTCAACGGGTCCTCCAGGACCCCCGAACATTCCTCTGAAGAACCTGCCGAGTGCCTCTGGACCGTGATTGTCCTTGTCCAGAGGCTCTTCCTTGTTCGCCCTCAACGATTCCTCCCGCGTCTCGGGATACCTGTACTTGTCGGTCATCTCATCGATCAGCCCAACACAAGACCGGTCGATGAAGAGCTTCGGTTTCCGAACATCGTCCGGATGTCCTTCGCTCACAGGATCGAACTTGAGCCACTTTCTGATCAACTCAAGCCTCCACTTCAACGTACCTCCTGTGTTGTAGTTTACGTTACAGTGAAGGTGCCTCTTGAGGATGGAAGTATCGTCTGGTTCGGCCGGATCCGGGAAGATGGTGTTCACATTCCTGCCGAGCGGCCATTCCATGAGCTCCTTGGCAATGACCTCGGTGTCTTTCTCCCTGGCCCTGTACTCGCCGATCACATAGACGTTCTCAAAGACGTCCATCTGAATGGCGAGCCAGACGAACGGATTCGTCCATCCGTAGTCCACTCCAGCATACAGCGGCTTGGTTGGATCGTACTTCAGATCAACGACGTGGATCTCCTCGTCGAACTCCTTGAACACTCGTCCAGTGAACTCGGTGAACAGCGCCTCAATCTCCTGCTCGAACATTGCTTCGGTGAGCTCTGCTCGTAGATCAGAGATCTCCTGGTCTTCCCGTCCCTTCGGATAGATGTAGTTGTTGACCCATGCTGGCATCCGCCATGATGCCCATGAAGTCCTGGTAGGATCCTGCCCCCACTGCCAGTGACGGTAGAACCAGTTCTTGCCCTCTGGTGTACTGGTCTGCAGAGACCATCCGCTCTCATCGGCCAGCGCAGGACGGATGAACTTGGCCCAGACCGACGGCTTCAGCTTGGCTGCCTCTACGAGTTCGACGCCAGACAGCCCCTCACCATCAAGCGAATCCTGATACCGCGCCGACTTCACATCCACGGTGTAGTATCCCTTGAACAGAGAGATGTGCATGTCGCCAGACAGAGGCGAGTTGTATGTCCCTGGCTTGTCGAACGGAAACTGCATCTTCTTCATGTTGTTGTAGAGAACACGGAACTCTTTCTCACCGTCCGTGTAGTCAGGACCGACGAGCCAGAACTTCCTCGGCTTAGCGATCTGCTCAAGGGCAGGCAACAGAGAATAGGTGTATGCCGCCTCCGGGATGAGTTCGTTTCCACCAACCGTGCTCTTGCCGAACCGACGGCCACAGGACGCCACACGATGCCGTGCTGTGTTCTCGTGAATCATCCTCTGTCCGTCGTGCGGATCATACTGGATGATCGGCCAGATCTTGTTCTTGACGATCACGAACGGCATTACTTCCGATCCTTCCCGTTGATCTTGGCCTCCAGCCAAGTGATTCGTTCAGCATGCTCATTGATCCTTCGGTCATGGTTGAAGATCGCTCTGATCATGAACGCTGCGATGAGGATGACGACAACGCCAGGCACATACAGGTACAGCCATGCTGGGATGTCAAACGCCATCACTTGTGGTTGCCTCCGTTCCCGTTCTTTCCGTTCCCGAGCCCCATGACCGCAACCACCAACATGGCGAGACCACCAAGGATCGCTACAGTACCGAACACGTGGCGAACCTCAGCCTGTGGCAGGAACGGTTCAGCAATCCCGGCAGCAATCGCCAGCGCACCGAGCACCATGAGATATGCTCGTCCTCGCCAGCGCTCCATCATCCCTCCAACCTAGTGAGGAGGGAGAGCAGCCGGGGCTTCCACAAGCTGCTCTCCCTCCGTTCCGATGCCTACTTGCTGACCTTCTTGCCTGTTGACGTGGTCGTCCCTCCACGACGACGTCCGCCGCCTCCTCCCGTGGACCTCGCCTTGAACCGTCCCGTTGACGTTCTCCCAGGAAGTCGTCTGCGCTTCGCCATACCCTCACCTCCTCTCAGACTTGAACCACTTCTGGGTAGATGCCGATCGTCCCACGACCGACAGTCCACCTCTTGGATCCCGACTCAACCTGGAGATCCCAGAACATGTTCGAGATCTCGTTGTCCAGATTTTCGGTTGCATCGGCAGGAACCGAGACGTGGATGATGTCGATCGCGATGGTGATGCCGGTTGACGTGTCCACACTGATGATCGCGTCGCCATCGTCGTCGGCGTAGTTCTCCTTGACCATGAATCGGGCTGTCGCACCGGACAGATCGACCGGCTCAAGGGTCCGAGGATCGATCACCGACATCTCGAACTCTGCTGAGTCACCCTTCACCATCTCAATATGGTCGTACCTCATGCCGAAATCAACCTCCCGCTCGGCGTGACCACCTTGACGTAGCCCACAACCATCGGACCAACAAGCTCGCGCCCAGAGCTCTGGCTCTCCAGAGCGAGGAACTCATCGAACGAATCAACATGGACGGCAGGCACGAGTTGCGAATCCGCTCCCAGCCCAGCGTCCGCGAATGACAGAGCAAAACCTGGTGCTGTGGCGTCCGATCCGACCGCAGCATCGGAATCGATGAACCGAGCACCCTGCGTCGACACATCGGTGCTCGTGGCGGAGTCGCTGTCCGAACGCGTGGCGACGATGGACTGTGTGTCAGCACCGACGGCAGTGTCGCTCTGGACGATAGCACCCGTGATTGCATGAACATCGGTA